TACGTGCTAGGCACACAACTACCTGATTAGTTAGGTCAACTGTGTCACGTAAGCTATTGTCTTCTAACAATAATCTTTTATATATCCTATCGGATAGCTGTTGTGTAGCATGTAGATCAGCAGTCAGGTAGTCTGACAACTCCTCGTGAGGAATGTCAGCAGTAGAGTAACCCTTACTAAAGTAAGCCTTGAGTGTGTCCTGCTTCTTAGTGTCTAGGTTATACCTCTCAGCACATGCCTCAAGGGAGAGTGGTTCTTTCAACCCACGTTGTAGGACGTACTCACCTAGCATGGTATCAAACACAGGACCATCATAGGTAAACCCACTCTCCCACAGCCACATCAAATCGTATGCTGCATTATGCATTATAAGTATTGTTGATCTATCCAACCAATCCTGTACCACTGTGTGTCCATCCTTACAAGGGTCAACCTCATTGTGATTGAATGTAATGATAGCTTTCTCACCTGTATCTGATAGCATGCCCACCATTACAAGCTCATTCGTAGCTTCAAAGGGGTCAAGGTGCATCTTGCCATCACGCTTGGTGACAGTGTTCTCTATGTCAAGCGTTAATTTCATTTATTGATTCTCCTAATTCTGAGATTGCTAGGTTGTAGCAATTCGTTCTTACTTTAAAATTGTTTGAAGGATCTATCTCTCCCTTTTGTAGGTACTTAGCACGATCAAAATACATATGCTTATCTATTACCCCAAGATACCAACCTACACTAAAGTCTTTTTTAACTCGTGTAAAGGCATAGTAGTCGCAGTCTTGTTTGGTATTAAACTTTGCTATGCTACACTCATAATGAGGTAAAGGTTTAACTGACGTTTGCTTTGTCTTTGCGTCAATCTTTATCTTACCTAATAATATATCATAGTCATATGTGTTTGACCACTCTCCTCCTAAAACTTTTAGGACAATAAGCTCACCAATAAAACCTGCTAAGTTTCCTCCTCCATTAAGGATAGAGTTATGAAGTCTGCCCATTTCTACTGCTTTGTCTCTGGCTTTGACAAGCATATCTCTTGTTACTTTTACTTCTATCATGCTGTATACCTCGCTGTTTTGTAGTCAAGCTCACATGTAATAATACCATGATACCCTGACAGTTTGTTTTTGACAATGTTAATATGTCTTTGTGGATCTTCCTCTGCTTCATTCTCTCGCACTGCGTTCTTTGCAATCAAGATCATAAGGTCTGCTTCAGCAGCTTTACCTGTACGTGAGCCTTCCATCATTGCCTGATTAAGTACCACTTTACCTTCTGCATCAGCAGATAGCTGAGACATGTAAAAGATAGCACAGTTGTGTTGCTTTGCAATCATACGAGCATGGACTGCGTTAGCCTTGAGTGCTTCGTCCTGTCGAGCAAAGCCACCCATCTTGGCAAACTTATCTCCCATGTCTAGCACTACAATGTCAGGCTTGTATGACTTACATACAGACTCAACCCATGCCATGTCTCTACCTGTTACATCACGTACCTTAATGTTCTGTCGAACAGGGTCGTACAACTCTTTAGCTTTACGTGGGTTAGCCTTGATGTCCTGCACCGACATGCCTGATGCCGCAGTCAAGTACCTAGCACCTACCCTATGTGACGCTTCTTCGTTACATAAGATGATGCAGTTAGCACCCTGCCTAGCAAATCCATTCGGACCTGCAATCAAACTTGCATGGAAAGATGTCTTGCCTGTGTTAGGTCTAGCACCTATCTCAACCAAGTGACCTTCGTTCACACCTTCAAGCACACGAGTGAGTGATGGTATGTTAAACGTCCATCGTGCTTCCATCTTGTTCTTCTCAAGCAGAGCTTCCATAGACATGTCATCCCATTCAACCTTGAGGTCAGGAGTGAAGTCATCTGAGTAGGACTCAAGCAAGTTACGTAATGGCTCAAGGCTAGTTAGCGATCCATTCACATAGTCAAACCCTAAGTTAGCTATGTCTTCACCAACTACCTGTTGAAATAGTTTAGACAATACCTCTTGCGATATGTCACTACCCATAGGCTGTTCCGATTTGATCTTACGAAACAGATCACCATATGCCTGCTTCTGTGCCGTTGTTAATGTGGGATTGCTTGACATGAAGAGAGCTTCAATCTCATCAGGTGTAACAGTCCTTTCATACCTGTCCATTGCAAGATCAACGGCTTGTTTAATCTTGCGAACATCCTTTGTGAATAGCCTGTCAGGACATCTAGCTCCACGATGTTCATCGTAGAACTCTCTGTTCATCAAACTACGTACTAGTGATAGTTCCATATTATACTCCTATGTTGGTAAGACTATCTAAGTCTTGTGGGTTTCTGTATTTGAGATCATCTGTCAAACGTAAAGCTCTTACATCTGGCACATGACCTTTTAGTTCTCGTACAAACGCTAGTGTCTTGGGTAATGCGTCAGGGTCTAACGCTACTACTGCCGTAGAGAATCGTGATAAGTATCGCTTATGTGATTCCGATAGTGATGTACCCAACACAGCAACCCCAACATGCACATCGCTAACTGTTCCAACCACTGCGGCACTCACACAATCCTCTACAACTACTGCGACTTTACCATAGCCATGAGCATAAGGCAAGTCACTTTTTCCATATCGTTTCCATTTAGGTAATCTTTTGTTTAGGCTACGTCCTGTAGCGTCAACGATCTTACCATTGTGTACGATAGGAAACACAACCCTATGATCCTTTACGTCATACATCAACTCAGTAGTTTCTATATCCAGACCATAGGTATTCGCAAATTCTAATATGACCTCATCATTATTGTGAGGCACTACATACTCAGGCAGGGTGAAAGGTACTTCCACTGTCTCTTCAGCAAATGAACCTAGAGACTTACGAATGTCTTCACTTGTGAGGTGTACTCTCTTACCCCCTGAGATTGAGCAAGATACTTTGTAACAATTCCATAGTATCTGACCCATATTGTTAGTGATGGTGAATGTCTTCTCCTTGTTGCTACACACAGGACAAGTCATACGCTTAGTCTCACCATCACGTAACTGTAAATCATTTATAAGTGTATTAATATTAAACATTATACATACTTTTAACATGTGTGTTACGAGTAGTCAAGGCATTATTTGCACTTGTAAAAGTATTTTTCATGTAGGGTTTAACTGAACTTGGATTGGTGTGACCTGTCACCGACATGATCTGTCCAAGTGACACTCCTGCGTCCACCATTTCGGTTGTTCCTGTCCTCCGAATGTCCATTAATCGTAGCTCGTCAGACAATCCTGCTTTACGCATGACATCCCTTCCTTTTTTGGATAGTCCATATAAGGAATAGGGTAGGAACTCCCCCTGTACAGGCTTTATTTGAGGGCATATGTACCTCTGAAAGCCAAAGTCTTTTCGTTGCTGTTCTAACATGTCAAATAACTCCTCTGATATGGGTAAAAATACCTCTGCCCTACGCTTGGATTGCTTGATGTGAACCTGCTTATCCTTGATGCTTGTCCACTCTAGCAGACGCATATCACCTAGCCTTTGCACCCACTCATAAGCCATCTGAACTATCAGTCCTACGTTCCTAGTGTCAAACTCAGCGTAAGCTGTGTCAAGAAACTTGGTAACGTCATCACGTGTCCATACTACCTTGCGTTGTATAGGTGACTTACGTGTTACCTGACTGAAAGGATTGAACGGCTTGTCATCAAACTGTACTGCGTATGTGAATAAGCGTGAGCTTACACTACAGGCATGGTTGGCAAAGGTTATTCCTCTGTTCAACCACTTGTTGTATATTTGCTTCGCATCTTTCAATGTCACAGACTTGTACTTCCTATTACCTATGTCCTCGGATAGCTGACGCATAAAGTATCGGTAGTCTGTCTGTGTCTTGTCACGTAACTGTGTAAAATCCCATGACTCTGTGTATGCTTTGACAATTTGATTGATAGTACTTGTGTTGCGTACCTCGTTGATATTCTCCTGATCCTTTCGCCATGTATCTATAAGCTTATTAAGATTAGCAGCCTTGCGTTTAGCTGTGGCTAGGTCTTTGCCTAGCTCACAACGTGTCACGATGCCCTGATCCACAAACTTCTGTGGTGGATTGAACCTATAGCTATCCATACGCTTCTGTGTAAAACGAGGTAATGTCATTTTTCTAGCACCCATAGTCATTCTCCAATGGATATATGCCATCTAGTACCTTCATCATTTTTAGTACTTCTACCTTATTTATGTTTAATCGTGGTGGTGTTATTACAGGCTTTGTGTAATTAGGGTCAATAGTTTTTTGAATTAAATAAATTAACTTTTCATAGTCTATTTTCCACCACTCAGGCAACGGTCCACCTTCTTCCATAGATGTAAAGTGTGTACCTATGGTTTGATCACCTCCTCTGTAACCAAGGTTAAATAGTTTTTGATGTATCTTTTTTTCAAGGTCATTAACATTGTGATGATTTGTGGTAAAAGGCACAGTATAATCTTTGTAAGGACTAGACCCATTAAAGTTTTGTAATCTTGACCTTACATTTATACTTCTGCCTATCTTATACCAACCTTCCCACGCTTCATTACATAATACGTAGATGTATCCTGCTCTAGCTACTTCATAATTTTCCTTAAATGGATACATATAGGTTTTACGCTGTCCATCAGCATCCATAATAGTGTAGGACTGAGGAACACGAGACATTATACTGCCACCAAGTCTTGAAACTGCTTGGACTTTACCCACTTGGTAACGTCAAGCTCTCTGTTCCACATGGATACTGCTTCAGTATCTTTGCCTGTGTTACGTAACTTAAAGCCATTACGCTCATCAGCATAACTTGCATAGTTAGTGAAGGCACTGTAGATACTGTAGGCATTAGCACCTCGTGTGCTTACCTCTGCACCATAGAGTGAGTACATCTTCTCTGCCTGTTTGTCAGACATGATCTTCTCAAACAGAGCCTTAACATCTACGTTGACTGTGGATGTGTTCGCCCACTGCTGTAGTGTATTAGCTTGATCGTAGAAGTCTGTTGAAGACTGCTCTAGTTGTCTGCCAAAACCATCTATGCAGAAGTTAGATGTGTTCTTTCGCTTCACAATGTCATGCTCACCTCGCACCATCTTGTTAGTGCAGAAGAATGAGATCTGTCCATACACCACTATGTTAGAGCATAGACCATCTACTCCATGTAGACCTATGATACGCTGACCGATCTTCTCGCTATGCTTATCTGTGTAGATGTCATAGCTTACGTTAGGTAATGTGATGTCCATCATCATATACCCATCGTTACGAGCAGACTTCCAATCAATAGCCATACCATCTAGCTCATCAGCAGATAGCTTGTCCTGCATGGTATTCCATACAGTATGGGCAAAGTTTGTGTGTGACGTAGTGGTAAAGCCATTACCCACCACGTTAAGGTATGTGTCTGTACCTTTAACCTTGACGTACTTCTTGTCAGGTACTTTGGATGGCTCATACTCCACCTCAAAGTCAAAGTTCTCAGGTACGCTAAAGTTGTTTGTTGTTATATCAAATGGCATTTGTAATCTCCTTTTTGTTTGGGTTGCAACTGATAGTTAGTTATATAGTTATAACACAACGTGATGTCAAGGTCAAGATATGATCTGACCAATCATCACATGGGTCGTTAGGTATTTCGGCTGAGTTCATTCGCTAT